CATGTTATTGCAGCGTGCAGCAAGCGCAGGCGTCAACAAGGCTTTAGAGCTACTTGAAACGACAGATTCGCAGATAGCTGTTAAGGCGTTTATGGACTCAATCGATAAGGCGACAGGAATCCTTGCACCAGAACATAAAGCCAAGGCAACAGCACCAACTCAACAACCGATAACAGCGGTTCAGGTTAACCTAAAGGTGGTTAAGTGAACAAACTGGAAGTTAATGCTGAAATCCCCAACTGGGCGATTGACTTTTATCAAACAAACATGCGCTATAAGGTTGCGTATGGTGGGCGCGGTAGTGGCAAAAGCTGGGGGTTTGCCTTGCTGATTGTGCTCAAGATGATGCAATCGCCTATCCGCGTGTTATGCGCTCGTGAACTACAAACATCAATGAGGGAGTCAGTTCATCAGCTAATCAGCGAAACCATTAAGCGGATTGGGGCGCAAGAAGCATTTAACGTTCTTGAATCAGAAATCACGTGCACGCTAAATGGTAGCAGTTGTATTTTTAAGGGCTTAAAAGGCGTTAAAAACGATGCCAGTGCGCTCAAATCGTTCGAAGGTATCGACATTTGCTGGATAGAAGAGGCGCAAACGGTCAGCCGAGAAAGCCTTGAAACACTAAAGCCAACGATCCGCAAACAAAACTCCGAGATATGGATAACGTTCAATCCATTACTGACAACTGACCCAGTTTATGTTGATTATGTGATTAACACACCAAAAAACGCACTGGTGCGTAAGGTCAATTATTCAGATAACCCTTGGTTTGCAGATACAGCCCTGCCAGATGATATGGCGCATATGAAAGCAACGGATTATGAACGATACCGCCACGTTTGGGAGGGCGAGTGTGTTACTCATACCGATGCGCAAGTGTTCAAAGGTAAGTGGCGCGTTGATGATTTTCAAACACCCGAGGGCGTTGTTTTTTATTTCGGAGCAGACTGGGGTTTTTCTGTTGACCCGACAACGCTAATCCGCTGTTTTATTCAAGACGGCAGTCTTTATATCGACTATGAAGCCTATGCGGTTGGGTGTGAAATTGACCACTTGCCCGCCTTATTTGATACCGTTCCTGAATCACGTAGATACGTCATCCGAGCAGATAGCGCACTCCCAGCAACGATAAGCTATATGCAGCGTAGGGGTTTCAAAATGCAAGCCGTTAAGAAAGGACCTGGCAGTGTAGAAGATGGAATCTTGCACCTACGCGGCTATAACGAAATCATCATCCATGACCGATGCGTTAAAACAGCAGAAGAATTTTTACGCTATTCGTATAAAACCGACAAGCTAACAGGCGATGTTCAGCCTGTACTTGAGGACAAGTGGAATCACTGCATTGATGCGTTGCGCTATGCAGTAGAGCCGTTAATTAAATCCAGTCAACCAGTCGCACTCTCATACACATCATCAAAAGCGAGGTATCGTTAATGTCAGATTATCCAGAGCAACTTATCGAAATGGGCATTTTATTTGCCGATGGCTTTGCCCAGCAAGGCTTTGGTGACGAGCAGGCAATAACAGCTGCTTGCAAGATGCTGGAGTATATTCGCACCAATATGGGCGGCTCATTGATTTACATCAACAAAGGCTCGAAATATGAAGCCGATGAGATAAAAGAAGAGATATGGAAAAAATTCAATGGGCGTAACCACGAGGAATTGCGCCGCGAGTACGGGACATCTATTCAACATATTTATCGAATCCTGAAAGCCGCTCGTGATAAAGCTTTCGCACAAAATCAACAGAAACTAATTTAAGGAATACCAATGAAACTACTCCGCGCATTATTTGCAAAAAAACAACCAGAACCTGCAACCGCCAGCCGAATTAGTGCAACAAAGGTGGCTGATAGCATCTTTAACAGCGTAAATCGCGCAACAGGCTCTCAAATTGAATTTGAATTGCGCCGAATTGGTGTAACAACCAGAAAAGACTTACGCAAACTAACCCTTGATGATGAGATTTACACCGCAATCGAAACCCGACGCGCTGCCGTGGAAGCTACACCGTGGCAGTTAGAACCGTCAGAGAATGACTTATCTCAAGCGATTACCGACATCATTAATCCGCATGTTAAAACCATCGTCCATGCTGCCATTAATGCCACGCTATACGGCTATGCTGTTATCGAATTAGTGTGGGAGGAGGGCAATAAAGGCATTGTCTTAAAAGACGTGCGTAACTTGCCATTTGAATGGTTTGATATCGATAGTAACGGTCAGTGGGTCAATGTAGAAAACAGCTCGATACCTATCGACACACAACATAAATTTATTGTGATTACCCATAATGCCAGCATTGATGAACCTAAAGGAGATCCATTATTAGCGCGAGCATATTGGGCGTGGCGATTCAGAACTGATGTGTGGCGTTATTGGATGCGCTACCTAGAACGCTTTGCCGACCCCGTGCTATTGGGCAAGGTATCAAACCCAGCGGACTTTATTAGCAGCGTCACGCAAATGGGCTTAGATTCTGCAATTGCAGTCGGCAAGGATGAATCAGTTGAAGCCATTATCGCTAATGGTGTAGGGGAATTTGAGCGCATAGAAACCGTATTGCGCAAACGCTTTCAGCGGCTAATTTTGGGTCAAAACTTAACCAGTGAAGTATCGGGTGGTAGCCTTGCAGCGGCGGAGGTACACGAGCGAGTCCTAGAAGACCGACGCAATGCGGACATTGAAAAAGTGGAACAGGCAGCCAATAAGCTGATAACCGCGCTAATTGATTTATGCACTTTGCCAGCAGGGGAGCAACCTGTTTTTGCAATGCGCGACGATACAGGGTTAGAAGAAAAACGCGCAGACCGTGACGCTAAACTCATGGCACAGGGCGTAAAACTAACCGAACAATACTTCCTACGTGCTTATGATTTTCAACAAGGCGACATTGATGCCACATTACCGAAACCAACTGGTGATAAATCTGCAAAATTATCTGCAAACTTTAGCGCAAAACAAAGCCCTTTCACGCCTGTACAAACAGCGCTCGAAGGTATTGCAGATGATGCACTAGCGAAAACTGCAAGCCCAATTGACCCAAGCTTAATCCGCAACGCGATATTGTCAGCGAAGAACCCTGAAGATTTAGAGGAGCGACTATCAACCCTGCTAAATGAGCGCGATCCTAACTTTCAACAGGTAGTGGAGCAAGCTATTTTTGCCGCTGATGTATTGGGCTATGTAGCAGAAGCGGAGCAGAAAATATGAGCGAATGGCTTAATCGTTCGTTAACATTTGATGAAGCCATCGCATGGGCGAAACAGCGCGAAGTTGTCTTGCCTGGTGAATATTATGGCAACCGCATTGGTATTGCGCGAGCACAGGCGTTTAGTGTGGCTGGGCTTGCGAGTATTGACCAACTAGAAGCAGTTAAAGCCGCGCTAGATGATTATTTATCGCAAGGCAAGCCGTTTAATAACTTTGTAAACGACGTTAAAGACGGCATTATCCCCATCGACTTGCCAAAAAGCAGACTGGACAATATTTTTAGAACAAACATTCAGGGCGCATACAACGCGGGTCGATACGCAGCGCAACAGGATTTTAAGGACTCGCGCCCATATCTTATGTACGATGCGATTAACGATAGCCGAACACGTCCGTCGCATCGAGCAATGGACAATATCATCAAGCCGATAGATGCCCCTTTTTGGGAGACCCATTATCCGCCGAATGGCTACCGTTGCCGTTGCCACGTTCGCAGCCTAAGTGTAGAGCAAGCCGAAAAGAAAGGCGGCTCAACGCTAAACGTTCCCGCAAATGCCAAGCCCGATGTAGGTTGGGATTATAACGGTGGCAAAGATAGGCTTAGTGGTGTTAAACAAGCTGTCGAGCAAAAACGAGAGCAGGTAAAGCCTAGCGATGTGGCGGCATATTCGTTATTAGTACAGATGGGGGAAAAGCTTAATGATCAGGCAGAATGAAGCCCTTAATCTCGTCCAATCAATTTTTAACATCGGTTAAAAGACTGCACAATCCTTGCGCGTTAAGCTGATAGCTATGAATAAACCTATTTATCTATCAGCGGCTTTAACGCCAGAATCAACAGACTGCACCACGAACCGCGCTTTTTCAGGCGTGGCGTACACGGGCGCGATGATTGAAAACCACGGCTGGTTATCTAACGTCATTATCGATATCGACAGCATGACGATTGAACCCAGCTTGCAGCTATTACTAGAACACGACACAAGCCGCGTTATTGGTACTGCCACGGCATCCAAGGTAGACGGCAAAGTGTTGGTTAGCGGTTTGCTGGTTAGCGCCATTGATGATGATGCTCAACTGGTATGCCAAAAAGCGCAAGCAGGTATAAGTTGGCAGATGTCTGTTGGTTTGTACGATTATCAGCAACAGGAGTTAATCGAAGGTCAAAGCGACGTGGTCAACGGCTTAACGGTCGAATATCCAGCCACCATTATTCGCAACGCCGTACTCCGCGAGGTGTCTGTTGTTGCTTTGGGTGCTGATAGTGCAACATCTTTAGCGATTTTTTCACGTAACCCAACCCAAAAAGAGGATAACCGCATGGAAGTAAAAGCCTTGCAAGAAGAAAACGCCACATTAAAAGCACAGATTGAGGCTACAAAAGCGCAGCTTGAGGCTACCAATGTGGAATTATCAACACTAAAAGCCGAATTTGCAGCTAAGAAACTAGAAGCACGCACCAACGAAGTGAAAGCCTTGTTCGCAGCTATCGGTAAAGAAGCAACCGAGGATGCTATTAAGCCCTATTTAAGCATGGATAGCGCGGCTTTTTCAGTCGTATCTGCTGATATGCAAGCGTTAAAGCCTAAAGCTAATGCCGCTTTGTTTGCAGCAACCACACAACCAGCCGAAAAACCTGCCTTTGATCCAAGCAAGGTTTATGGCGTTAACCGTTACAACCAAGGAGCATAATAATCATGCGCACAGCAACACAAGTTGAAAACCCACGCGCTTTAGCGTTTTTATTGTCCGAAGGCGATGGCACGATTAGCCGTGAATCGGTTGTTATTGGTGCTGGCAAGTTAGTAGCTGGTACGGTATTAGGTAAAGTCACAGCAAGCGGTCAATACGTCGCGCATAATCCAGCGGCAACGACTGGCGAGCAAGCGGCTGTTGCAGTGCTAGGTTACGACACGGACGCAACGAATGCCCCACAAACAGCGTTAGCGATTGTGCGCGAAGCGGAAGTGAACGCCCTTAAACTAACTTTTGCTACAGGCATTACAGCAGCACAGAAAACAGCGGCGATCACGTCGTTAGCGTCTAACTTTATTATTGTACGAGGTGTATAACCATGTTGATTAACGATATTATTAATACTGATGGTTTTAGCCTGTCAGAATTAACGGCAGCTATTTATAAAGCGCCTTATGTTCCTAACGGTATTGCTAAGGCGGGTTTGTTTTCTGAATCAGGCGTAACCACTACTACAGCAACAATTGAACTGTTAGAAGGTGTTTTGGGTTTAGTGCAAACATCGGCACGCGGTACATCACCAAGCACAGTCTCTCAAGAAAAACGCACACGTAAAACTTTTGAAGCGCCACGTATTGCAACAGAGGAACCTATCCTTGCCGATTCATTACAGAACCGCCGTTCATTCGGCAATAGCTCAATGGACACGATTACGCTGGTTCGTGACCGTGCGGTTGCTCGTCTACGCAATCAAATCGAAATGACACACGAGCACCAACGCGCAACTGCTTTACAGGGTATCGTGCTGGATGCAGACGGAACGCCATTAATCAATCTATTTGCTGAATTTGGTTTGACGCAAAAAGTTATTACAGGTTTTGCAACAGCAACTGATGTGCGCAGTCAAATTCTAACTGCTATCACAAAGGCAGAAGATGCGCTTGGTAACGCTGCACCAACAGGATACAAAGTATTTTGCGGCAAGTCTTTCTGGGCTTCATTGATTGCCAACGATTCAATTACCAAAACATACATTTATTCACAAGATGCAGCCGCTGTACGTGGTGACACAACTCAATCATTCGTGTTTGGTGGCGTTGAGTTCATTCGTTACCGCGGTGGCTACATTGCCGATAATGAAGCTTATTTGTGTCCAGAAGGTGTTGCGGACTTGTTTGTGTCTTATTTTGCACCTGCGGACTACATGGAAACCGTTGGCACTATGGGCTTGCCTATGTACGCAAAAGCGTTTGAAATGGAACGTAACCGCGGCATTTTGTTAGAAGCACAATCTAACCCATTGCACTTGGTTACTCGCCCAGATGCTGTTATTAAAATGACTGCATGAGTTTATTAGTGTGATTAACGCCCAAGACCTACTCAATCGCTTTGACAATGCCGAGCTTGCCCAATTAACGGGCGGGCTTAGCATTAATAGCACACTCTTGCAATTGGCTTGTGATGAAGCTACGCAGGAGGTTGATGGGGTTTTGGGTTCACGCTTTTCCTTTTATCGCTTTGCGGTTATTTACCCCAGTGCGATAACAGATAAGGCGTTGCATATCGCTAGATATTGGCTATGGATTAGCTCATCCTTATCAATGAGCGACCAAGTTCAAGCAGGATATGATGCGGCTATGCGTTTCTTAAAGTCTGCGAATTTTACCCCTGAGCAATTCGGCGTTACGGCAACAGCGCAAACGTCAAGCATGGCAAGCACACCGCGTACATTGCGCTATAACACCGATAAGTTTAAGCAACAGCATGACCCTTATTTACCGTTAAACCCTGCCAGTATCGGGCAGGACTGGACACCGTTATGATAAATATTGCTATTGATGCCCGCGAACTTGAGCGCAAGCTGAATGCGCTAGGCAATGCTTTATCATCAAAGCGCCTGTTGCGTAATATCGGTAACGATTTAGTTGAGGGCGTTATTGCCGACCAGTTTAAGCAGGGGCGAGACCCATACGGAAACGCATGGAAAAAACTAGCATTCAGACAAGGTCAACCTTTGCGCGATACAGGAAAGTTATCGGCAAGCTTTA